AGAGAAAGGTTCTCGTTTGCCTATATGACTGGTTATGAAGCATTTGGAATTTATCAGGCATTAAAGTTACATTTTACAAGAGAGTCATATGATTATTTTAAATATAATGGTAAGACCAACATCACAATAAATTCTTTTGATAATAGAAAAGACAAATACTATTTTCATAAACTTTCCCGTAAATATCCAGACAAAGACGATTTTGTTAACCTAACGGTTTCAAATTTGTTGCAAAAAGAAAACCTATGGGTTGCAGATTTGATGCAGGAAGAAGCTGAGGTAGTTTATAAAAAACATCAAAAAGTGATTCAATCTTTATCATACACTTTTGAAAATGATTGTAGAAACATATTTGAGAATGTAGACAACCCGAATGATATTGTCAAAGTGAAAAATGGTGACCATCCAATTCTTTTAAAGCACACCCTGCAAAAAAACATTCATTTTGAGACCACTTGCTTACTGAATAAAATTTTGAATTTTCTACCTGTATGGAACAAAAACATTACTGATACAATTATATGGCCAAATTGCTGCCTAAAAATTGTTAAGTATGCCGCATTTTTACCTCAGGATACAGTAAAATATAAGTTAATTTTGAAGAAGGTGATAACATGAAATTTACAGTAACTGAATGGCACCAAGTTGCCTCAATTAAAACATATGAAATTGATGAGTCTGATGCTGAAGAAATTTTTGGCTCTATGCAACGATTGAGAGAAATTATTTCACACCAAGACCAACAAATGTGGGGTGGAATGGAACCAGAAGGTGATGAACCTACTGAAGAAGAAAGTGATTCCTTTTGGGAATACACCTACAATTCCGATTATGACCGAGAAGATGATTGGTGGACTGACCGCAAAGGCGGTTATGACGTAACAGTAAAGGTTGAGGAAGATTAATTATGGCAAATCATGTAACAACAAATGTAACTTTCCACGAAATCAATGATGCTGCTAAAGCTAAATTGGCAGAATTGTTTTCACGCCTGAGGCCTACCGAAAAAGATAGGCACTACCAATGGTTCGGTGACCTTTGGGTTGATGGTAAAGATGGTTCACCAACATACGAAGAAACTGAACAGTATGCTTGGACAGTCGATAACATTGGTCCTAAGTGGTGTTATGTTGAAGAAGTAGGAGATGACTATTTTAGAACCGAATCGGCCTGGTCGTATCCTGATGCTGGTATCATGTGGTTATTGAATCAATTGGCAGAACTTGACCCGAATTTTATTGCTTCGGCAACATTTGAAGACGAAGGCCTAAACTTTTTTGGTTATGAAGTTTATGATGCCAATTCGGTTTATGAATACGAAGAATTACAATATGAAAATATTGTTGAATTGGTGAAACAAGAACATCCTGAATTGAATGAAATGTGGGATGAAGAAGAAGAAGATTTTACTGATGATGGCCGTGACCTTTTTTATGAAAGTGTTTACGAAATCGTTTACAACAAGTCTGATAATTTTATTACAAATGAAATTGAATACTTGAAAGAATATAGAAAAGAAATTGAAGATGAAAGTTAAAAAGATTTACTTAGATATGGATGGTGTTCTGTCCGATTTTGAAGGTAAATTTTCTGAAATATTTGGTGAAAGTCCACATGGCATTAGAGAACGAAAAGATTTTACTGACCATTGGCCTACGTTTGTTGAACAGAAACAATTTGAAAATTTAAATTGGTTTCCTGGCGGCGAAGAACTTGTAAAATTTGTTCGTAGCATACCAAATGTTGAAATTGAAATTTTATCATCATCGGGTGGAATGAGGTTTCAGGATGAAGTAAAAGAACAAAAAAAGAATTGGCTTAAAAAGAATGGCTTGGCTTTTAAAGCTCATGTTGTTCCTGGTCGTAAGAAAAAGGCAGAATATGCCACGCCAGAAACAATTTTGATTGATGATACCGAAGATGTTATCGTTCAATTCAACCAAGCTGGAGGCATCGGCATATTACACAGGAATGTCGGTGAAACTGTTGATAAAATTAAGTTATTGCTTGACAGTAACATAAATATATGATACATTATGCTTCTGTGGATAATCCGTTAATATATCGTTTATACAAGGAAAATATATGAATAGTTTTGCTAATCTCAAACGCAATCGCTCTATGGACAAATTGACAAAGGCGATTGAATCAACCAATCAAACACCTGAATCTGGTTCAAAAGAAGACACCCGTTTTTGGCAACCGCAAGTAGATAAAGCTGGTAACGGCATGGCTGTTATCCGTTTTCTACCTACACCTGCTGCTGACGGTGATGATTCTTTACCTTGGGTCCGTGTTTTCTCTCACGGCTTTCAAGGACCCGGCGGCTGGTTTATTGATAATTGCTTGACAACTCTTAATGAGAAGTGTCCTGTCTGTGAACACAATAATACTTTGTGGAATTCTGGCATCGATGCTAATAAAGATATCGCTCGTAAGCAGAAACGCAAGTTATCTTATGTAGCGAATATTCTGGTTGTTTCTGACCCAAGTAATCCTGAAAATGAAGGTCAAGTCAAACTGTATAAGTTTGGTAAGAAAATCTTTGATAAGATTACCGAAGCAATGAATCCAGAGTTTGCTGATGAAGAAGCAGTCAACCCATTTGATATGTGGGAAGGTGCTAACTTTAAGTTGAAGATTCGTAATGTTGAAGGTTATCGCAATTACGATAAGTCGGAGTTTTCTCCTAAATCAGCACTATTAGATGGTGATGATGAGAAACTTGAAGAACTCTGGAAGAAAGAACATTCTCTCAAAGAGTTTACTGAGAAAAAGAATTTCAAACCTTATGACCAGTTGAAGTCTCGGCTTGATAAAGTCTTGGGTTTTGAAGCAGTAGCAACACAAAAAACGAAAGCGGCTGATGTTGCTCTTGTAGAAGATGATGTGCCTTTTGACACATCAAACTCTGGTGATGATGAGGACTTGGATTACTTCAAGTCTTTGGCTGAATCAGATTAAGGCTTCCACCGTGTGAACTAACCCCGCCTAGTGCGGGGTTTTTTATGCTATTCTAGCAGTCAATGCTTTGCCGGCATCTTTTTGAGTTTGAGCAACTCTATTCACGTTTTGTTTTACCACATTTGTTGTTGATGACGGTGCATTTACTATTACTGGTGTTTGTGGTTTAGCTTGTTGTCTTTGACCTGATGCTACTGATGTTGATGCACCAGAAACACCTCCAGATGCTAAGGATGGGCCAGATTTCACTTCTGTAATACTCGCATCCGCAAGATATTCTTCAAAATGTTTCTTTCTGTCATCTAGGCCAATGTAACCGCCGTTTACAAATTTAGTAATCTTTTTAATGTCAGCCCAATCACCCTTATAACCCATCATGTAATCTAAAGCAGTTTTGGCTGCATTTTTTGGTTCTGATACCTGGTCTGGACTTCCACCAAAACCAAATTTATTATAATTATTTTTTCCAGTTAATTGGAGAAAACCACGACCACGATAACGCCAACCATCGTCTGCCGCAGTATTACCCATTCGGCCGCCATATACTACATTGGCAATTTTGTATGGATTTCTTGCATATTCTTTTGTGTCACGCCCAGCTTTCTTAAAATATTTTCCAAAAATAGAATTTAAACCGTTTTCACTATAGTTCAAATTTTCACTTAGATATTGAAAACCACCAGACTCATGGCCAATTTGTGCCATAATAGACGCACGCTGAGTTTTGTCTGTTATACCTCTAGAGTCCATTTCAGCAAGTACTGCTTTTTTACCAGTATTAGAATCAATCTTTACTGGTTTCATCTCCTGTTTACTTGGAACTTTTTCTGCTGTTGGTGCGGCCGCAGCAGCTGATGGTTCTGTTTTTGGCGGTACTTTAGTTTCTGGTTGAGGTGCTGTAGACGGTGCTGGTGTTGCTTTCTTTTTTAATCTAGCTTTCCTACTTGCAGCTGCAGCTTTTGCCCTACCTTCATCCGGTGGCGCTGGTGGTTCTACTTTTTTTGGTTTTTCTTTTGGTCCAAAACCAAAAAAATTTTTTACAGCGTCAATTCCACCTTCTACAAATTCTTTTGCTTTTTTAATATTATCACTAATAAAGTTACCTAATTTATTAGCTAAGTCCACGACTTTACTAAACAGGTCTTTAACATATTCTAACGGTCCAGTAACGTATCCTTTTAATTGGCCAATTTTATTTGCAATCCAATCCATAACACCATTAAACCAATTTTTTACTGGTTGAATGATCCATTCGTTTACAAACGTAGAAACCTTTTCGCCAATATTTTTGAATGTTTCTGTGAACCATTCTTTTATGTCAGTAACAAAGCCATCAAATTTTTCTTTAATAGTTTCCCACAATTCTCCAGCCCATTCCTTGACTGAGTTTACAATATCATCCCAAAATTGTGATATAACAATACCCAGTAACAAACCTATACCAAGAAATTTTTCTATGGACTTTACAATATTTCCTATTGAAAATTGTTCTTTTAACGGTTTTGTTTTTTTTGTTGGTTTAATTGGTGTCGGCGATACTTTTTCTGGTTTTACTTCAGATTCAGCTTCCTTTAAATCTTCTGCTGCAAAAAACTTTAGAGCATCAGCTTTTTCTCCACCTTCCAGTTCAACTAAACGGCCAACGCCTCTGGCTGCTATTCCTAAATTTATTGCAATAGAAGGTAAAAAACTAAAGTTAACACTAATTGTTTTTAGTGAATCTATAAGTGAAGGTGGAAGTGCCATATTATGCCGTTAATAGTTCTGTTAGACTTTCATCATAAACCTCTGGTACGGTATCAGGTTCTTGGCCGACTTGTCCTGCTGAAGTGCTTGTTCTTGGAGCATTGATAATACTGCCTATGTCGGCCGCAGATTCCATTCTTTGACCTTCAGCAACTGAGGCTGAAGCAGAAGATATATCGCCGCCAGAAACTGATGGCCCAGCGCCTCCGACAGCAGAAGCACTTGTACCTCCACCTCCACCTCCTGAAGAAATAGCTGAGGCTGGTGCACTTGGACCACCAACAGAAACTGATGGAGTTTTAGAATCACCTGATGCTTCTAAAGAAGAAATAGTAGCATCAATTTCCGCTTTTGCACCATCAATTTTCATTTTAATTCCGTCTAAAGTTGATTGGTCTTGGTTATCCAATCTTTTTGCTTCTTCTGGACTCATTGCTCCACTAGCTACTAAAGCTTTTCTTTTTTCTTTTTGTTGTTTGACCGTTTCAGTAGCTTGTTTTAGTTCAGAATCCAGATTTTCTTTTTTACTAGATAGTCGTTTGGCTTTATTGATTGATGCTTCTCTGTAGACCGAACCTATTCCACCTTGCATTCCTTTTTTAGCTTTATCCTGCTCATAATTTTTTAGTACACCGCCAACTCCATCTTTAATTTTAGATTCACTACCTTCATTCTGTTTTAATACACTACCAACTCCATCTTGAGTATTTGGCATATTTGGTCTTACAGGTTCTACATCTTTAGTGCCAGAATCATCATTTTTTATACCAAAAAAACTTCCAAATTTTTCTACGAACCAACCTTTGATAGATTTGAAAACACCCGATATTGTTTCTGTGATTGGATCCATAAAGTCTTGTAAAGCTGTCCACATTTTTCTCAACGAATCTTCACCAAATAACCCAAAGGTTAAAAATTCTAAAGAGCCACCCAATCCAGCAAAAATTGCTTCTGAAAAACTTCCTGTTTCTTGATAGCGTTTAAAACCAGCTGTAATTCCACTCCATAGTGTTCCAATAATAGCCAAAGGTAGAAAAATTTTTTTGATTGCTTGGCCAACAAGTTTTAGAATTTTACCACTCTCAGCAAATGATTTTATTCCTTCTAAAAAATTTTCCTGGAAAAAACTCATTATACTATTGAGAAAGCCACCCTCACTTTCAGTTGGTGTTGTTTGTCCAGGTCCAGTTGGTGTTGTTTGAATTGGATTCAATCGTGAGGCTTCGAGTGAAGCCTCTTCAGCATCTTGTTGAGCAAAGAAATTACTCTTTGTCTTTAATGCTACTAATTTTGATATGTTTTCACGGAGTAAAGCAATATTTTGCGCTATACCTGGTATTAAAGAGGAGTTCTTTTCTAAATCGCCAATGGCTTGTATTTTGTTTGGTGAAACACTTTTTTCTGCGGTTTTTTCTCTTTTTTCAAGAATACCTAGAGATTCTTTAACCTTCTTTTTTAAATATTCATTCAGAAGGGACTTGTCTTTTTCGTTAAAAATAGCCTCAGCAAATGTCTCTCTGATATTTGTTCTTCTTCTTGTTTTTTTAAGACCTAATAGTTGTTCTAACATTTTTATTTTCTACTTTGGCGTTGTAAGTCTAGTCTCTCTTTTTCTTCTTTCAAATAGTTAACCAGGAGGGTCACATAAATGTTTCTCTCCCATGGCAACATATTTTCCAACTCAGTTAGACTATACTTGTGATGTTGCACCATCGCAAAGTTAGTCTCATAATAATTTTTTAAATTGTCATAACGAAAAGTTAGCCGAAAAAATTTTGCATACCTCTAATGGTAATATCTTCTTCATATCCACACTTATTGCATTTGAAGTGGACATCTTTCTTAATTTCTGGCATAGTATCAAAAAAGTCTTTAAATTTCTCCAAATCCTTTTGTTGCAATCTTTCAACAAACTCTTCCAATTCTTCTTTTGGAGTATCTTTGGCATAATAAATTTCTTCTGCATCGTAAATGTAATCAATACAATCAACAAGAATACGGAGAATAATTTGATTTTCGTCCATATCTCCATATTTTTCAACCATTTCGAATGTTGGGTATTTAAAACAAATTCCTAACTTGTCATTAATCTGAATTTTGTTCTTGTGTTTTTTGTTTTTAACTGGTTCGATTTCTAAAAGATTTATGTCAATGTCAACCACGCCATTACATTTGATTTCTTTTCCTTCGTCATCTTTTACGTTGTTGTTGCACTTGTATCGCAAATTGACAACTTCTTCAACTGACCTAGCTCTCAAATTCATAAACAGGTACTCAAGGTCAAAAGTTGGCAAAGAATCAATATCGATTTCATCTATTACACAATTTTTTAGCACCTGTCTAATAGTTGAAAGCATTTCGTTTGCATCTTCAGACTCATTTGCCATCAGAAACAATTTTTGTTCTTTTACCAAAAACGGTCTAAACCTAACTGATTTTCCGCTTGATATCAAGTTCACAGTATAAACTGGAACATCTAATTTAGGTAACGCCATAATATCCTCGCTTTATAATTTAAAATGGTAACAATCTTGCGGCTGCTGAGCCAAACAAGCTTGTCAAACCTTGGCCAATATCAAATTCACCCTCATAAAGAGGTCTATATCTTTGATAACCAATTTGAACCGAAAGACGGTGAAAACCATCTTCACTCCAACTTAATGCTTGTGGTGCAACTCCGATTGGAAAAGCATCCATCAATTCAACAGCATAAATTTGCTTAATTAACTCATCATACTGAGCAATTTTAATATTAGTCATGTATCTAGTTGATTGTCCTTTTGGAAATCTCATATTGTTCGTATCTGATGGTTGAATTGCTTCTAGCCATTTGTCAAACAACTTCCTTTCATAGAAATCATTAGTACATATAAACGTAAGAGTCGTATCAGCATATTGTGTTTGATACGGAACTTTGAATGTTGGGCCGTAGATTTTAACGTCTGCGGTTGCAAGTGTTTTGCCTGGCAATTCTGCTGTCTCACATTGCAGAGACAGATATCTGGTCAAAGATGAGTTACCAGATTTTGAAAACCCATCAGCAGGACTATTGCCTAAGGCTGTGTTGATGGCTTCAGACACATCAGAAAACACAGAGTTTGGAAAATTCAAAATCTTTTCTATGATTGAGTTTCCGACAAAGTTACTGATGTACGGTGGAATAGGAAGCAAAACAGTAAACCTAGATGGTTTTGCTAGGCCATCTTTAGCATTGATGTTTGATAAAAATAAGTTAGGTGAGAATGACATTTAAAATTTCTTCCGTGAATCTGAGAACACTTTACTGGTTGACGCACCAACAAAACTCTCTACTGGCAACATAACTGCAATATCCCAATCGCTTGCCTTTATTTCAAGAAACCTAGACTTTATATTACTGTAAAGGTATCTTTTTACACAAGGCGTGGATTCATATAACCTTGCAGCA